TGCAGAAGGAGTATGACGCTCAGTCTCTGGTGGATGCCTTCTTTGAGGCTGCTTCCATCATGGATGAGAAGAACCTGCCTAAGACTGGCCGTACCGCTGTGCTGTCTCCTCGTCAGTACTACGCTCTCGTGAGCCAGGTTGACAGCAACATCCTGAACCGTGATTACGGTAACAATCAGGGTAATCTGACTTCCGGCGAAGGTCTCTATGAGATCGCTGGTATCAGCATCAAGCGCTCCAATAACCTGCCTTTCCTGGCTGGTAACGTGGCTGCTGTTGCTGGTGAGAACAATGACTACTCTGGCAACTTCACTACTCACTGCGGTCTGATCTATCAAAAGGATGCTGCTGGTGTTGTGGAAGCTATTGCTCCCTCCGTGCAGACTACCTCTGGTGATGTGTCTGTGATGTACCAAGGTGACCTGATCGTTGGTCGTCTTGCTATGGGTTGCGGAACCCTGAATCCTGCTGCTGCTATTGAGCTGCAGTCTGCTCGTTCCTGATAACCTAGGTAACTAACAATGGCTGTCTCTGTTGCTAAGGGGAACAACGGCGTCTGCACGACCGACGCTGTTCGTATCTCTGTTGCCAAGACCCGCAAGGGTTATGGCAGTGCTGTCGCTGACTCTGCTGTGGCATCGACCACCAAAGGTCTGCGTACTGCATATCCCGGTGTTGAGTGCAACATCGGTAACGTCTGATTCAACTGGGGATCCTTCGGGGTCCCCTTTTTTATACCTAGTCATATAACACTATTACTATGACCTCTCCTACTTATACGACCACACAACTAGCTGCTGTTAATGAAATCCTGGGGTCAGTAGGACAGGCTCCAGTTACTGTGCTCGATCAAACCAACCCTGAAGTTGCTTTTGCTTTCACCACCCTAATGGACATTAGCAGAGAGGTACAGGCTGAAGGTTGGTCTTACAATAAAGAGTACGAATACCCACTGGTTGCTGATAATGCAGGGTTGATTAACATCCCCCCTAATGCTCTATCAGTTGACCTTAGTAACATCTACGAGAATGCAACCTTTGACACCGTTGTAAGGCAGGGCAAGCTTTACGACCGTATCAATCATACTTTCAACTGGACTCCTAATAAAGAGTACAAGGTTGATATTCTCTGGTATTTCGACTTTGATGACCTACCGCAACCCTTTAGGGACTACATCACTGCACGTGCTGCATCTAGGGCAGCTGTGCGTTTAGTTGGTGATGTAAATCTTGCACAAACACTGTCGGCCTTTGAAGGCTGGCGTCGCTCCATTTGTCTTGAATACGATTGCAACGAAGGTGATTACACCATGTTTGGATTCAAGAAAGGAGAAGAGTTCTATAGCAGCTATCAACCCTTCAAAGCATTGGCACGATGACAGCAGTATCCCAAAGGATTCCTAACTTCCTAGGAGGCGTATCCCAACAGGCAGATGAGAAGCTCTTCCCAGGTCAGGTGAAGGATGCTTTGAACTGCTATCCAGACGTGACGCTAGGCCTTATTAAACGCCCAGGTGGGAAGTATATTTCTCAACTAGCTGGTATTCCAACAGCCCAATCGAAGGACCAAGATGCTTGGTTCACTGTCTTTCGAGACGATACCACCGCTTATATTGTTTCCATTCAGAAGACCACAGGTATTGTCAGAGTATGGGATCTCACGACAGGTGTTGAGCAGACTGTAGTTGATACTGTTGGCACTCGCTCCTACCTGACAGCAACTGACTGGCGTAATCTCAAGCACATCACACTCAACGACTTTACATATCTGCTGAACACTGAAAAGACTGTTCAAGCTCTTCCTGTTCCTGCTTGGAATGCAAAGAGGCAGGCAACAATTTCTGTGTTAACTGCTGAGTATGACACTGAGTATAAAGTGACCATCAACGGCACTGCGTATACATTCACCAGCAGAACTAACTACGTAACCGGCAGCCCACCTCCTCAAGTCCTGCCACTTAAGTTGTCGGAGATCGTTGATGGCATCTTCAATGCTATTGGAGGTGGTGTAACTAAGTATAAGATCGACAACACAATCTACATTACCCACACAACCGACATTGATGTGTTGGCTGTGGCTGGGCCAGATGGTAAATACCTACGTGTCTTCCAGGATTCTGTAGACACGTTTAATCGACTTCCTGAGCAAGCGTACAACAATCAAGTTGTTAAGATCGCTAATAGCTCAGCTGATAAAGACGACTATTATCTTCGCTTTATTGCAGAAAATGGTACTTCAGGTAAGGGCTATTGGGAGGAGACACGTTCTCCATCCGTAAGTCCTGGTCTTGATCCAGCGACTATGCCTGTTGTCTTAATTCGTCTGGCTAATGGCACCTTCCAGGTCGCTCCCCTTGACGGTACTGCCACTGTCAATAACTTAGCTCTTTCATGGGAAGAGCGTCTTGTTGGCGACGAAGATAGTAATAGTCACCCCAGTTTTGTTGGTAATCCGATTGAGGACATCTTCCTATTCAATAACCGTCTTGGCTTCCTGACTGTAGATAATGTGTCTATGTCGCAAGCTGGCGACTACTACAACTTCTACCATAAGACAGCAACAACCCAGGTAGCAGCAGATCCAATTGACCTCAGCTGCGCCAGTATCAAGCCAGCTCTAGTCACACACGTTGTACCAACTTCTCAGGGCCTACTCCTGTTCAGTTCTAATCAACAGTTTTTGATGGAAGCAGCGGATGGTGCATGGACGCCAACGTCTGTGTCCATTAGGACTATCTCTAACTATGAGTCGGATACATACATCAAGCCTGTTGATCTCGGTTCAACAGTAATGTTTGTAGGACGCAACCAGAGCTGGTCTCGTGCTTTTGAGATCTTCACTAGAGGTCAGCGTGAAGCTCCTACTGTTATGGAGTCCAGCAAGGTGGTACCCGAGTGGATCCCGAACAGTATCTCTGGAACACTAGGTAGTGCCCAGAATGGATTATGGGTTGCTTATGGTAGAACCCTTAGTGATGTGTATTTATTCCGTTACTTTGAAGAAGGTAATGAAAGAAAGATGGCATCCTGGTTTAAGTGGGAACTACCTTCCAACGTTGTCCATGTAGACATCCAACAAGACACGCTATTTGCTATTACATCTGGACCTAATGGGTACATTGTGCTGGCACACAAGCTTGTCCTTTCACCGACTACAGGTGGTCTTACTAACTACTTTGGTAACAAGGTTGATCCATACCTTGACTCATGGTTAGAAATTACTTCTACCCCTACGTTCGCTGACGGCTTTACCAAAGTCTACCTCCCATCTCATTACGATACCACCAAAACAATTCAGTATGTTGTGGGCCTTCTAAAGGTCAACCCGTTGAACTTGACAGACTCTGGATTATCCAACGTCATCACGGTCCAAACTGATGGTGGTGGTGACTACTTTGAGATCCCTGGTGATGTGACTGGTAACTATATCTATGTTGGATATCAATATCAGTTAGAGCTGACTCTCCCACGGTATAACTACTCCGTTGGTGAACAGGGTTATGACTTCACTGGTTGCACAACTACTGCCCGTATGAAGTTCTACACAGGGCTTGGTGGAGCAGTGAACTTTAATCTTAAGGATAATACTAGGACAGAGTGGACAGATGTCTCTGGTGTTCAGATTGCTGATGTCTACCCCGCAGATACCTCACCATTCCGAGACTACTTTATCTATAAAGTGCCTGTCTACCAAAGACCTGATAACTACACAATGAAAGTAATCTCTAATAACCCATTCCCTGTTAGCCTTGTCGCTATGCAATGGGAAGGGCAATACTCACCTGGATTCTATAGGAAGGCGTAGATATGGACCCTTTTCTCGGATCTCTAATTACTACTGGTCTGGGTGCTATCTTCTCTGGTATTTCTGGTCAGTCGCAAGCTGACGCTCGGAATGAAGCCATTAAGCGCCAGTACCAGTATGATCTCCAATCCTGGAAGTACGGTAAGAAACGTATCCGTGCAGACTACAGGCAAGATGTTAAGCAGTGGGAACTTCAACAGCAGAATGAAGAGACGCTAGCTTCTTGGAAGGATGCTACTAATCTCCAGGATTGGCAGTATTCACTAAAAATCCAAAACTATGAACATGCTCAGGCAATGCGGCAATACCGCAAGTCAGAGCAACTCTATGGTCAGCAGCTTACCTTTAACAGGATGGCTATGGCCGCTGCTAATGAAGCTGAGCACCGCAAGCTTCAGGACGCTACCAATGAAATGGCCTTCCAGAACCAGGACATTGTTATTAAAGCAGTTCAAGCTGAAGGTGCTCCAGCTGTTATGAATCAGCAAGGTAGAAGTGCTCAAAAGGCTGAGCAGGCTGTATTAGCTTCACTTGGTCGGAACCAAGCCATCCTTGCTGAATCACTTATTAGTGCTCGTGCAGATACTGAGGCTGCTCTGCGCAAGATTGCTACCGATAAGTTCGGTGCGGACTTGGCAGCAGAAGCTAACCGTATGCTCCGTCCTGAGCGTGCTCCTGCACCTCCACAGCCCCTGACTACACCACGTGCTGAGTTCCTGAAGCCACGTAGGCCTCAGAAGTTTGACTTCGGTCCTAGGCCTATTAAGGGTGCTGCTGCGTCTTCCATGGGCTCCTGGCTTGGTGCTGCTGGTGATGCAATTACTGGTATCGCAGGTGCAGCCATTGGTGGCTCTGGCAAGTATAACTTCAGCCTTGGAAGTTCCAACTTCGGCTCCAGTCTGGGCTCCTTTGGTTCCCCACAGTTTGCTGTTGGCACAACAAGTTTCGCAGGTAACTACCTCTAACTATAAATGGATCAAATTAGCTATCGTGGGTACGCCCGCAGTGTTGGTTTCGATCCTGTAAAAGCTCCCTACGGCATTCTCGATAGAATGCAAGAGCAAGCTTCCCGTAACATACGTGGTATGGAGGAGCATCGGAGAGCTATCAAACAGGTTCGTGACGAATACGCCTCAGGTCTTGAACGTAAGCTCAACATTGAGCAGCAAGACCGTGATCGTGATTATCAACGTAAAGTAAAGCTTCAAGAAAATCGTCAACGTGCGATTGAGAAGAACGCACAAACATCCATCCAAAGCGCACTTCAAGAAGGTCAGAATGCCACTCAGGTCTTTGAGAAGCTTTCTGGCTTTAGTTCTACTATCTCTAAGGCTCTGACCGAATACAAGGCAGCCAAGGATGAAAATGACATGCTTGCTGGCTACATGGAGGCTGCTGCTGGTGGTCTCCCTATGGAGCGTTTGCAAGCCGCACAGAATGCAGAGACACTCCTAAAGCAAACAGGTGAAGCTACTGAGCAAGTAGCCGAAGGATTCCAGGCTCGTGGTGGTGATCCTTATGTGATCACTAACCTCCTTAGTGGTAATAAGGCACGCGACTACGGTCGTCTGAAGGCATACATGGAGATGGCCACATCAGAGTTCAGTGGCTGGGCTCGTGGTCAACTCGATGATCGAGGCATTACTACAGCTCCTGATCGTACTGCTGCGATGCCTGAGCTGTTCGGTGAGTTCCTCAAACAGAACGGATTGTTCGGTCTTAAGGCTGACTTCATGGCTCCTGGCCTGATGAAGATGCGCGGTGCTTACAACGCATTAATTGAGGATGCCCGTAAGTCTGACATTGTGGCTAAGTCCTCAATGATGAGGGATGACTCACTAGAGAACCTCAATCGTTCTAAAAATGGGGAAGCCCTTTCCGAGGCTTTTCGTGCTATCTCTCGCAGCTATGCAGAGGATGGCCGGACTCCAGTTGGACGTGCTAAGGCTAAGGAGCTTATCTACGCTGAATTAGCAGACACAACTCGCTATTCAGATCAAGACGTTGAACGTATCCTTAGTGAAGCTATTACCGATCAAGGTACTAGCTGGAAGGATAGGTTTACTCGTGACTACGATGATCTGATTACAAAGCGTCGTCAAGATAGTCAAGCTGAGTTTAACCTTGATCAAGCTGAAGAGCGTCGTCAGCAATCTGCACAAGAGAAGGAACTACTTAAGTTTGTACAGGAGAACTGGTCTGGTAGCCGTGACGAGCTGAAGTCTATTATTGATGAAGCCAAGACGCAAGGCATTCCTACTG